ACGACTACACCGCCTACTACCAAGTGCTGGCGCGTGACCGCCTGGGTGTCGCCTTCGAACTCGAAGCCGACCGCATGGCCAGCCTGCGCCTGCCAGCGGCTGGTTCAGCCAGCTGGAGTGGAGGGAAGGTTCCGGATTGTTTGCAGTCGGTGTCGAATGGACCGCCGCTGCGTCCGCAATGATCGCGGCCAAGGAGTACCGCTACATCTCGCCCGTCATTACCTACGCCCCGGATGGTGCAGTAACCGGCCTGTTAATGGCGGCCATTACCAATAACCCCGCCATCGACGGGATGGATGGTGTTTTGTTAGCAGCAGCAACGCGGCAGTTCGCCGCATTGACCCTTTTACCTACCCAGGAACCTCACATGGACAAAATACTCGCGCTCTTGCGCACGTTGTTGAACCTGCCCGCCGATGCCGGTGAAGCTGCCATCTTGGCAAAGCTGGAAACCCTGTCGGGCAAGGTCAAGGAAGATCCCGTCATGGCTGCTGCTGCATCCATCGACCTGGTGGACTTAGTCAGCAACCAGCGCACGCAGATCGCCGCATTAGGTGCCGCGACACCCGATCCGGCCCAGTACGTGCCGATTATCGCCATGCAGCAGCTGCAGCAACACGTCGCGCAACTCAATAGCGCAGCGAATGTCGACCGGATCGAAGCGGCCGTGCAGGCGGCCCTGACGGCGGGCCAACTGGTGCCATCGTTGGCGCCTTGGGCGCGCGACCTGGGCAAGAAGGATTTTGCCGCATTGACATCCTTCATTGCTGGAGCGCCTCCACTGGCGGCATTGAACCTGCAATCGAAATGGATCGATAAGTCCCAACCAGGTAATGCGTTGACACCGAGCCAGATTGCATTGTGCGCAGCGATGGGCCAAGACCCTAAAGCGTTCCAGGCCACGTTACAAGCCGAGCAGTCGGCGTAGGCCAGCTGACACTTTTATTAACTTTTTTACTCCATAGGACTTTTCATGAGCGCACTGACTTCTGATCGCAACACGCCGTACCGGGATGGCGATGTCGTAGCCGTAGGCGTTGCCGCTGGCGCGAAAATCTTCGCCGGCAGCCTGGTATGTGCCAACGCCACGGGATTTGCCGTGCCTGGCAGCGTGTCCGCCACGCAAACCTACCTCGGGCGCGCTGACGAGGGCGTCAACAATGTTGATGGCATCGATGGCGGCCGCACGGTCAACGTCTTGCGCAAGCGCGCCTTCCTTTGGGCCAATAGTGCAGCTGATCTCGTTACCCAGGCCGACCTGGGCAAGACCTGCTACGTCGTGGACGACCAGACCGTGGCCAAAACCAACGCGGCCGGCACACGTTCGGCTGCGGGCCGCGTATTGGAGGTAACTCCCGCTGGCGTGTGGGTCGAATAAGCACCTGCTCCCCATTTCATCGATTTACCCCCTACATATATATAGGACATACATGAACCGCTACTTTTGGACCCGTGCCTTGATCGGCATCGCGCTCGGCCTGCTGGCCGGTGCTGCCTACCTGCTGTTTCCTCATCCTGCGCCGGATGCTGGTATCGCTTTTTTGGGCGCCGGCATGATCGTTAATAAGGAAACAATCAGCAACCTGTTCGTCAGCCTGAAGACCACCTTCAATAATGCCTTCGCTACGGCACCATCGACTTGGCAAACAATCGCCATGAAAGTGCCGTCCACGACGGGCCAGAATGATTATGCGTGGCTGTCCAAGTTCCCGCGCATGCGCAAATGGATCGGCGACAAGACGGTCAAAGCGCTCGAAGCGTTCAAATACACCATCGTCAACGACGACTGGGAAGCGACCGTCGAAGTCGAGCGCAACGATATCGATGACGATAACCTGGGCATTTATTTGCCACAGGCGCAGATGGCGGGCGAGTCCGCCAAGCAGCTGCCCGATGAAATCGTTTCCGACCTGGTGAACCGTTCCTTCGTCAACCCTTGCTATGACGGCCAATTCTTCATCGATACCGACCACCCGGTCCGCCAGGCTGACGGTCAAATCGGTTCGGTCAGCAATAAAGGCACCAAGGCCTTAACGGTGGAGTCCTTGGCTCTGGCACAAGCCAGTCTGGGCGCGGCTGAGATCGCCATGATGGAATTCAAGGACGATGAAGGCCGTCCACTCAACATCCTGCCCGACACCCTGCTGGTCCCGCCGGCACTGAAAGGGGTGGCAAACACGCTGATGACGACGGACCGCCTGGAAGACGGCAAGCCGAATCCATTCAAGGGCGCCTACACCGTCGTGGTGGATGCGCGCTTGACCTCCCGCACCGCCTGGTTCCTGCTCGACACGAAGAAGCCGGTCAAGCCGTTTGTCTACCAGGAGCGCAAAGCGCCGACGTTCGTGCAGCAGATCGATCCCCAAGCCGAGGACGTATTTAGCCGCAAGGTCTTCAAATTCGGAGCCGAAGCGCGGGCGTCCGGTGGTTACGGCTTCTGGCAACTGGCGTATGGCTCGACCGGTACCGCATAACAAAGCCAGGCACAGCCCAACGCCTACCCGCTGCCAGGTAGGCGTTTATTAACCGACGCATTGAATCAGGAGCATCAGCATGGCAAAAAACGACAAGCCCGCCGCCAAGAGTTCCAGCGGGACGGGCGACACAGCAAGCATGGCAAGAGCTGGCGACAGTTACATCAGCGCCGACAACATCGAGACAAGCACGCTTGGCCAAGAAGCTTCATCGACTCTGCCTGGCCAGCTGCAGCTTGGTACGAGTCAGACCGATACGGCGACGAGTGATGCCGCAATGACGGTGGCGTTGGACCTAGGCAGCTTCGACCAGGAGCGCGCGCTGCGCGTGAGCGCCACACGCGATGGATATCGTCGCGCTGGCCGTGGCTGGTTCCGCACCCCGAAGATCGTGCCTCTGGCCGATTTCAGTGATGAGCAAGTCCAGCAGCTGATCAGCGACCCGCATCTGGCCGTGTCCGCCAGCTATCTGCCAGCCCGTGAAGAAAGCGCCGAATGACGTATGCCACCCGTGGCGATCTGGAGAAGCGCTATGGCGCCGACGAGATCGCGCAGCGCGAGTCAGCCTTGGCCGATGGCGCTCTGGATCACGCCCTGGTTGACGCAGATGCGCTGATCGATGGCTATCTGGCAGGCCGTTACAGCCTGCCGTTGACGGCGATTCCACCGAACCTGCCGCAGATGGCTTGCTGTATCGCGCGTTACAACCTGATGGGCGATGCGGTCACTGAACGGGCGCGCAACGACTTCAAGGACGCCATGGCCTGGTTGAAGGATGTCGAAGCGGGCCGCGTGCTCCTGCAGTGCGCCGCGCCTATGCCTGGAAATGAGCCGGACTCTGTCGTCATGCTGGCCAGCGCCCCAGCAGTCTTCAAGCGGGCTGGCCTACCATGATCCAGGAGCTGATCGAGCGCATCAAGGCCACGGTCCCAGCCCTCAAGGTTGTCGGCTCGGCGGCTGATTTTCAGGCTGCAGCGGAAAATAGCCCGGCAGTGACACCGGCATGTTTTGTCTTTTCCCTGGGAGAAAACCCGGCTCCCAATGCCCTGGGCGACATCCTTCTGCAGCATGTTCAGGCGGCCGTGGGCGTTGTCCTGGTGGTGCGCAACCTGACCGATGCCAAGGGTGTCGCAGCGGGGATCGACAGGGAAGCGCTGCGGAAACTGGTCAAGGCGCAGGTGTTCGGCTGGACTGCAACGCCTGACCTCGCTCCATTTGAGCGCGGCGCCAGCGACCTCCTTGCATGGCGTGCTGGCCACCTCTGGTGGCAGGACATTTATTTAACGTCGTATTACGACAGGAGTGAGCTTTGAAAAACGATCAAGCCCAATCTGGAAATCCAGTTGCCGACTTCAAGCGTTGCCCTGCCTGGGGACAGGGCGGCCAGTTTGTCTTTGACCCGGTGACTAAAACCCGCACGGCGGGCGGTGTGCCGACGAGCACCACCGCCCCGGAAATCCCCCCCGAATCCGTCGACGGCCCAGCCGTGGTCACGACGGCCGCCAGTCACAAATCGAAAGGAAAGGAAAGTCATGGCTAATATCGTACTCAAGCCGCGCAAGTGGCAGAACAAAGGGCTGCTGTTCAAGCCCGAAGTGACCTACGGTCTGGATGCGACGCCTACTGGCGCTGCGAACTGGATCGAAGCGCGCAATGTCCAGCTGGTGCCAATGGAAACGGAAAAGGTCGAACGTAACATCGACCTGCCGTACATGGGATCGAGCGGCAGCATTGTCACTGGCCAGTGGGCAAAACTGTCGTTCGATGTAGCTGTCGCACCGTCGGGTACTCCCGGCGTTGCGCCGAAAATTGGCCCTCTGCTGCGTGCTTGTGGCTGGGCCGAAACCATCACGGTCGGCACCTCCGTCGCTTACAACCTGATCAGCAATGATTTTGAGAGCGCGACTGGCTATATGAACATCGACGGCGTGCTGCATGCCCTGGTCGGCGTACGCGGCGAGAGCAAGTGCAAAATGGCCGCTAAAGGCATTGGCATGTTCAGTTTCAGCTTTGACGGCATTTTTGTCACGCCGGTCGCTGGCGCCATGCCGGCGGTATCGCGTGATGGCTGGACCATTGAAGAAGGCATCAACAGCAAAAACAGCGGCGCCGTCAGCATTGATGGTGTTGACCTGGCGTTCTCGACTTTCGACTGGGGCCAGGGTAACAAAATCGCCCGGATCAACCTGCCCGGCCCGCAGCTGGAAGTATCCATCGATGGCCGCGCACCGCAGGCGTCCGTCACCGTGCTGGCGCCACCGCTCGGCGTATTTGATCCCTTTTCCTTGACCAGTGGACAGCGTGTCGTCACGTTCAAGAACGTACACGGCAGCGTCCTCGGCAAGAAATTCCAGACTGAAATGCAAGTGCGTATCGCCAACCCGGAATACGACAAGATCGAAGAAATGGTCGCCTACAAGTTGACCCTGGAGCCGGTCCCTGTCGATGGCAACGACGAAATTGTTCTGACGTTCCTGTAATGCATACAGGGCGTCATCTGGCGCTCCCGTAGTTTTCAACCTATCCTTACTGAAAGAAAATCATGTTCATTATTGCCCAAGACCCTACCTACACCGTTCCCGTCAAAGTCTTCATTCCGTCGAACAAAGGCAAGACCACGCCGCATACCTTTACGGCGAAGTTCCGCCGTTTGACGATGCAAGAGATCGAGGACATGAACGTGCAGCTGAAGGAAAAAACGCTCACGGACACCCAGTTGCTGCAGGACGTCATGGTTGGCTGGGGCGACGACGTGATGGACGCGGACGGCAATCCACTGCCGTTCAGCGAGCGCAATTTCGACGCCTTGCTCAACGTCTTCCCAACGCGCGGCACCTTAGTCCAGGCGTTCATGGAGTCCCTCAATTCCGCTGCAGCAAAAAACTAGCGGGTGCTGCCGCCTTTTGGGTGGGCGGCAGCAATTCCAGTGGCGCAAGCGAAGTTGCGGACGATATGCGGTTCTTTGGCATGGAAGAAGAGGCCGACGAATTTGCGAAGCGCCCTGTACCCACGTATGAAGTTTGGCCAGAAAACATCGAGGTGGTCAATCTCTTCTGCTCCGTCGCTTCGCAATGGGACTTTGTACTGGAAATGGGGACGGTGCTACATCGAGGACTCAATTACAGCAAGGTGAAAAGCGCGCTGGAGCTGATGGGCATTAAAAGGAAACGCTGGCCTGCATTGTTTCACGGGTTGCAAGTGATGGAGCAAGCCGCGTTGACGGTGTATCGAGAAAGGGAGTCATAGTGGTTAAAGAAGTACAAATGGGAATTCGCATCAAGGTTGATGCCCCGACCGCTGTACCTGACATCGAACGCATCGAGAACGCCGGCACCAAAATGGCCCGCGAATTGGGCAAGGCCGGTAAGGCCATGGCCACGGAGCTGGACGGTGGTACCGCCGCAGTAACAAAAAATGCATCCGCCACTGCCGTCCTGGTAGAAACCGAAGCGGCGGCCACAGCCCGAATTCGGGAGATGGTCGCCGCATCCATTCAAAAAAACAGCTCAGTCTCGGACTCTGCCCGCAGCATGGATGCAGCTGCAGCCAGCACGCGCCGGGCCACTGAGGAAAACGCCTCCCTGACGCGCTCCCTGGAGCGTATCACCGCACAAGCTGCGCGGCCCGTCGCTACAGGGCCAGTTGGCACCTCATCCGAGGAGGCCACAAAATATGTGGCATCGCTGCAGCGTCAATATGACATGCTGGGCAAAAATTCCTCTGAACTGGCCCAATACGAAGCCCGCATGCTCGGCGGCACCAAGGCCACGCAGCAGCAAGCTGCTGCCTTGGCGGCCAACACCAGTGCGCTGCAGGCGCGTATCGCGGCCGAACAGCGCACAGGCCAGGCGGCCGATGCCTTCATCGCCAGGCTGAAAGAACAGAATGCCACCCTGGGCATGAACCGCACGCAGTTGCTGACCTACCAGGCGGCGCAGCTGGGCGTCAGCAACGAAGCCGCGCCAATGATTGCACGCCTGAGGGAAGCCAGTGAGGCGGCCAAAGGGCACGGCGCATCGATAGATGGCGCGACGAAAGCGACCCATCAATTCGGTTTCCAGACTGCCCAGTCGAAGAAAGAATTGCTGGTATTGGCCCATGAGTTAAGCCAGGGCCGCTATAACGCCTTCGGTGGTTCGATGATGGTGCTCGCCGAACAGACCGGAGCAGCCAGCTTTCTGTTCAGTGCTGCGGGTCTGTCAATCCTGGCAGTCGTCGCTGCCATTGCGGTGCTGGCCACGGCCGTCGTCAAGGGCACCATGGAGGTGCGCACTCTCAATCATGACCTGCTTGTGACCGGCAACTATGCCGGCGTCAGTGCTGGCGGCATCTTGAATTTGTCCGCATCGATCAGCGAGGTCACGCATAACGCAGGCAAGGCCACCGACATCCTGACAGGACTGACCGCATCCGGCCGTTTCACGGGCGATGCATTTGTATTGACAGGTGAAGCAGCGGCTTTCATGGCCAAGCTCACAGGGGATTCGGCAAAGACAGTCGTTAAAGAGTTTGAGCGCATGGACCAGGGCGTCGAGAAATTCGCCTTCGAGTTCGATAAAAAGTATCACATGATCGGCACCGCGATCCTGGAACACATCAGCATGCTGGAAAAATCCCAGCAAAAGCAAGAGGCTGAGAGCCTGGCTGCCGGGACTATCGCGGAAGTGGCAAAGCAGCGCCTGGTCACAATGCGCGAGCATTTGAGCGAAGGGCAAAAGGCCTGGGCCGACCTGGGCGATTCCGCCTTAGCTGCCTGGGACAAAATGAAGAAGGCCAGTGCAATTGCCGTGGCCTCGGCTCCAGTTGAGGCTGAACTCGCCTGGCGCAAGAGCTGGAAGGCGGGCGACACGACGGCCGCGACGTTTGCAGGGGCGTTTCGTGATGCGTTTACTGGTGACAATAACGACGCAGAAATTGCAAAACTGGAAGCAAAGCTGGTCCAGCTCAAAAAACAGGACGAGGTGCAAACTGCGCTCGTAGCCATTCAGGAAAAAGGCAACGCTGCGCTGTTGGCAATTGAAACCGAAACCAAGAAATACGAGAAAGGCGAAAAGAAAGCGCGTGAATTCATGCGTATCAAGCAGCAGTTTCTCGATCTGCTGGCGGCCAATCCTGACAGTAAATGGCTCAAAGGTGTCACTGTCAGTGCTGACAAAACCCAGGTCAGCGGCGGTGCCTACGACGAGCTGATCGCTTCGATTGAACAGCGCTATAAGCCAAAAACCCAACCTGGGTCCGATCCCAGGAAAACAGAGCTAGATGGAGAAATCAAGGCAGCACAGGCCACGACTGCCGTGGAGAAGGAGAAATACGAGCAGCTCAATCGCCTGGCGTCGATGTACCACGCCGCTGGTCAACAGTCCGACGAGGCGTTCTACATCGCCAAGCGGCAAAATACGATCGCCATCGGCACCGCCGAAATTGACGGCTACGCCAAACAACTCGACGCCCTGCAGGCATTCCATGGCAAGACCGCCGTGGAGCGTCAGGACAATGCCAACAAGATCAAGGAAAACGAAGCGGCAATGATTGCGTCCGCACAGCGGACTACCGATCAAATCCAGGTCATCGACGAGCAAGAGCGTCTGCGTAAGATTGGTGTGGAGACGGCATCGGATGCTGCAAAAAACAAATACCTGTCTGACCTGGACGAGGAAGCCAGGAAGCTGGAAGAGTCGAACCGCGCCCATGAAACCTCACGTGCGGCGGTAGAACGTGAAACAGTCGCCCGTCTCGACCTGGCCATTGCCTATCAAAAGCAGTTCATGGATGGCCAGGCGACGTCTGGCGCTACCGCCCAGGAAATCGCACAGGCGCCCGCCATTCTCAAATACCTCGAAGATCAGCGTGCGGCCCGTGCGCGCCTGGCGCAAGGATTTGAACAGCAGGAGACTGATAAATACACCACCAAGCTCGCCAATCAGGCTATCAAGGACTGGGAACGTGCGGGCAACAGCATTGCTGACAGCTTATCGACTGCTTTTGGTACTGGCGGCAAAGCCATTGGGCAAATGTTCAAGGCTTACAGCGAGGGCACGGCCGGGCAGCTGCGTGCCCAGCAGCAGCTCGCCGAAGCAAGGAAAAAGAGCGATGGCAATCCCGACAAAATTCGGGAAGTCAACCAGGCGCAGCTGGCCGGCGCCACGGCACAGATTAAGTCCTACGGTGATATGGCAGGCGCGGCGCAAATGTTCTTCGCCGAGGGTTCCAAGGGCTACCAGGCCATGGGAGCTGCTGCCCAGGTGATGCATGCGGCCGAGGTCGCTCTGACACTGGTAAAAGGTGTGAATGCTGTCCTGACCCAGGGCGAGGGTGATCCATACACAGCCTTTGGCCGCATGGCTGCCATGGCTGCGGTCGTTGCCGCCTTGGGTGTAGCCATTGGCGGCGTCAGTGGCGGACCGGATACGACTGCCAAGGATCGCCAGGCTGCCAATGGGACTGGCTCGGTGCTGGGTGATTCGTCCGCGAAATCCGAATCGATTGCACACTCGCTGGCCATCCTGGAAAAAAACAGCGGGCTTGGCCTGGTGCATACCATTTCAATGGATTTATCCCTGAAACAGA